ACAGCTTCAGAAAAGCTAGGAACTCAGTTGCGAAACCCTTGTCAGCTGCTCTCGAGATTAGCTCGAAGGCTGTACTCTCAGTGACAGCACCTGAAGCCAGAAGCTGACCAACGTGATGCACCGTTCTTGGTGACCGGCTGTTTTCCAGTCCAGGCTTCGGACTAAAGTTCATCAGCATGTCCCGTTTCCAAGAGATGAATGCAGGCAAGATCGCTGGCATTGGTTCCTTGCGATCGAGCAGGCCAACATCATCGCACTGCGAAGCCCATTGCACCCAACTGTCAACATTTACCTCTAGGTGAACGATGGTCTTGAACCTAGACTTGACATGCTCAAGGATCGGGTTGACGCCGGACTTGTCTTGGGCTCGGTTGGTTGCTGCACAGATGCGAATATGATCACTAATTTTATTCTCGCCAATCTGACGAGCGTGGATTAGGTGACAAGTAGCATTCTGGGTAGCTGTCGAGCCTTGTCCAAAATCATCCATGAAGAACACGGTTGGTTTCTTGGCCGTAACGAGCCGACGAAGATCGCCGATAGGAACGAAGTCCCACTCGGCTGGCTTCTTACCCGTTGCGGGCCGCGTCTGGGCTGGTATTCCACCGTAGTCGATTGGACTACGTACTGCTGGATGGGTGATGATAAGGTCCATCCCGACGTTCTTTGCCGCTTGCTCAATAAGGGCAGTCTTGCCGATGCCTGGCTCTCCTTCCGCTAGGAAGGATAACCCAGACTTGAACATGGTCTCGGCAAAGTTGATGAAATCTTGATAGTTCATTTTCTCCTCCTATTGGTTTGTCTCATCAGTGCCAAGATAACCAATCTTGACAGACCTAGGCTACCTGCCTAGGTTTCGACTTATATCATTTCATCACCACCGTCGATTCTCTTATAGTTAACTGGGTCATCGGTTTCGAGGGTGTGATACCCAGTAGGTTGTGTCCAAACCATGAAACGCGCCGCTGCGCTGCAGTGAGCTTCCAACTCGGTAGCAAAACGTTGAGCATTACCCACTACTTCACCGTTTTGAAATTCAAACATTGGTCGGTACGACATAATCTCCTCCTATATTTGAGATGTCTCATCAGGCCGTGAGCTCTCACCTCACAACAAGCGGGGTTACTCACCCCACTTTCGACTTTTTGGTTAAACGCTTCCTGCGTTTGGTAGGTTGTATATCGGCAAGATGTCTGCGCCGCTTTGGCTTAAAGAGCTGATATTGCCGTGAACTCGGCTTTTCAACATCACCTTTTTGCACCATGTTTTTTAGGCAGCGACGTGCTTCTCTTGTTTCTAGCCCTGTCTTTTTGCAGACTTGACCTACAGTGGTAGCACCATTCTTCAAAGCAGCGAGTATCAGTTCGCTGTGCGCTGATTGTGTAATCCCTTTACGTATTTTTCTGCCTTGGCGTTGGTCTAGCCGTTCTCGTCGTTCTGATTTTCTTAGATCACGCAATACTTTATGATGCCGAGCGCGTTTGGCTCGACCTCTCATTTCTTTTTGGGTGTCCTCACGATCTCTTTGCGCTTGTTTTCTCTCCTGATCTAGTTCGGCCCAGGATTCCTTGTGACGCTTCCACCGCTTCTTTGTCCACCGTTTGCGGTCTAAAAGCTTTGGTAGTGGGTAGTTGCTGAGGTACTCATTAGCCTCTTTGACCCTCAAGGCAACAGGACCTAGCTCTTTGGTGCTAGAAAGATGTTTCCTGATTCGAGTAGGCATTAGATGTCCTCACCTTTATTTGGAGCGTTTCGATTTTTTCTCAGGCTCTTTCTTTTGATTTACACCAATACACTTGTCAGCCTCAGCCTTGGTGGTAAAGCGTTCCCGTAATGGGTTCATAGTGTCTTTCGTATTGTGTACCTGGTATCCGAAGATCATACTAGGATCTTTGGTGTGTGAATGCTTGACCACCTTCAGGCCTTTTTCCTTATTGTGGCTTACCGTTGTCAACATAATCTCCTCCTATTGGTTTGTCATCATCAGTGTCAAAGTAACCAACTTTGACAGACCCGGCGTATTCTTGTTAGTGGTCTTTTCTAACCGGGTTTCGACTTTCACACGAAGACGATGATAGGTTGTCCTGTTGGTAACATGACAGGATCAGATTGTGATTCGCCATAGGACTCAGCGTAGGAGTTCTCGTACATACCATATTTGATAGGAACGCGAACGTGCCCTGGTCGGGTCTTCCAGGTTTTAGGTTTGCCCGATACACGACATTCTCTAACATCCCCAAATCGATCAAGGAACGTAAGAACGTAACCAGGACGCAGGTTTTGAGCTTCACCTACGATCATGAAGCGGTATTCTTGATACCCATCGAACCGTGGTGGGTAATACCCTGATTTGGCTTGCATCGTTTTCGTCCTCTCACGTATGTGCGTAACCATCTTCCTCAATACCAATCCACATTTTCTGCCATTCAATCATGATGCATGTATCACCGAAAGCAAATGTGGAGCGCGAAAGAAATTCGTCGAACGTTTCGTTGGTGTAGTAGTTACGGGTCCTGAGTTCGCTGACTGCTACACGACCGTCTTCCATGGGTTGGCGTTGAAAAATCTCGAACAGGGTCTCGTGCTGTTGCGGGGTCATGGTCTCCTCCTATTAGTCTATCTCATCAGTGTCAGGAGACTATTCCTGACAGACCAGGGTAGGTGATTGCTCACCTACCCTGATTTCGATTTATAGGAGGAGGAGATTTTTTCCCAACCGGGATAGTCCACTTACGAAGTGGAGGGTAACACCCTACGCGCTGCACGTGACCAATTTTCTTGTACTCGTTCCACCCCGTTGCGGTTCAAAGCGTTATACCACTTGGGGTAGCCATCGGCCTAGGTCCAGTATTGTTGCCCGTTAATGCTGGATTGACTACCAGCGGCGGTCAGCAGACAACCCGGACTAAGGTCTCTGGGGATCGTTCCACGTGTGCTTACGCAGGTTCACCCGGCTGACAGCGACTTCGCGGGAATTCCTTTCCCATCGCTGGGCCTCCTGGGGGTTCCGGCTATCCTCGCCACTACGCGTGAGGGGTGAGCTTTGCGCTTCTTCTCCCAGGGCCGCCCCATTCCCAGAGGCCTGGATAACTAAATTCTTATCTAACTATCCTAATACTATTGTGCGCCCTTTTAGGGACTTTCGCAAGGACTAAATAGCTCCCGAAAAGGTCAAAGAATTCAAGGACTTACGGGGCTATTGGCACCACTATCTGGGCTATTGGCACCACGTCCTAACGAATTTTACCACTTTTTGATGGCAGGCAAAAGCGAGCATATTTCAAAGGCTTAGAAGCTTTTCGGGCTTTCTATTATCCCTTTGTAACCAGAAAGTGTGGTTATTGTGGTAATTAGTGTGTTCTAACTAATACACTAATAAAACACTAACCAGCAAAATCAATGGCTTGTGGTAATAGACCACCCACGTTTAGTATAAAAGCCTACGTGGGGCCTTTGCGTCCTACGTTGTCTCAACCTTCATGTCATCTTGCGACTGTCAGGGTAGATTTCTCTCCGGAGAGGTCTGCCCTGACTTCTTTTTGATTGCTCGGTGCTGCGGCAGCGGTTAGAGCCGTCCCGAGGGCGGCGCGCTGTAGGGAAGTCGATCAACCATATTCTAGACAATGCGGTTGCGATGGAGCCGGGGGTTGGTTTCCGGCCTGCAGCACTGAGCAATTCATTAGTAGGGACATAAAGAACGTGGTAGCTAGACGGAAGCGATTAAATGGTAATATAGGTAGTACCCTCTCTGTTGTACCCACACGCAATCATTTGACATCAGTAATAGTCTCTAAATATCCCAACATAGCTAGACGTAGAATGGAGAAGATAAAGTTCAATCTCCCACTCTTGGAGCGTCTAGCTATGTTGGGTATGCCTGATAAGGACATTGCTAAGGCACTAGATATTAAACCAGCCAGGTTTAGTAAATATAAAAAGAAGCACTCTTCTATCAGGGCGACACTGCGGAAGGGTCGAATAATATCATCAGCTAATGTAGTGGAGTCTCTCTACAAGAAAGCGAATGGTTTTTCGGTTCCTGAGGAGAAGTTGTTCTATAGTGCCAAGTACAATAGAGTGGTAAGAGCTAATACCCGAAAGTATTATCCACCTGACACTGTTGCTCAGATATTCTGGCTGAAAAACAACTTCCCAGATTTCTGGCGTGATAAGAAGGAGGTAGAGAATACTGGTGGTGTTGGAACAATTCAATCAGTGAAGTTCATATTGGTTCAGCCAGGAACGTCAGGTGAAAAGAGTGAAAAAGTAATTGATGGAGATTTCAAGATACTTCCAGGAGCTGGACAAGAGGGGAGAGAACAGCAAGCTGGGTCTGGTAATACGAGTAAGGAAGTAGAATAATGGGAGATAACCTAGGACGACGACGTGAGTTTACTTTTTTACCAGATAGTGAGATTGTTAAGACTATGTCTGAGACTATTTTAGTAGTAGGACAAAAGGCTGCTAACCCACCAGTGATGCCAAAACCTGATCGCTTTGCTCTGTCCTTAAAAGTTGTGCGGCGTTGGGAAGGTGGTCTAGTTGATCACCCTTCTGACCCTGGTGGTATTACCAAGTGGGGCATTTCACTGCGCTTCCTCCGTGCTATTGGTATTGATATTAACGGTGACGGTGTAATTGATGGTAGAGACATTAGGTCTTTGAATGAGAAGCAGGTTGAGAAGCTCTATCACGATCACTTCTGGTCAAAGTGTCATTGTGATTTTCTACCTGCTGGTGTTGATCTTGCTGTATTCGATTGTGGAGTGAACCAAGGACCAAACCGTGCGAAGGGGTTCCTCCAGAAAGCTTTGAAAGTCAAGGTTGATGGAAGAGTTGGTCCTATTACGCTCGCTGCTGTTGATAAGGCTGATCCTGCTGAGTTGTTGGGTGAGTTCATGGTCAGACGAGCTGTACACTATTCTGGTCTAGTAAACATGACCATATTTGGTCTAGGTTGGTTTAGGAGGATCTTTGATATTTACCGAGAAGCATTGGCTGTATTGAATACTAGTGATAATTTAACAGAAGAGGTGTTGAAATGACTATAGTGGATGGAATTGCGCGGGATATTGAGAGTATATTTGATAGTATCACATCAGATAGGGAGGGATGGGAGCTAATATCTGCGCTACAAGAGGTTGTCGAGGCCCAGGTGAAAAGGGTCGAGGAGAAGGCGTGCGGTAAATTCTCCAATCCAGCGAGTGTGAAGTCCTGCTGTCGAGCTACTGTAGTGAAAATAAAAAAGTTTAGTTGTGCTGAGTTGAGAGAAGGTGACGAGATAGTTTGTGATGACTGTGATGGGCAGATGGTTTGGCGTGAGGGAGCTTGGAGCGTAAATGATCAACGAAGCCGAGCTATGAGATCTTTTACCTGTGATTATAATATTGGTGGTGGAGGTGATCCGTGTTGGGTTCAGAGAGGACAAGAATTTGTTTGGAGCCCTTGGTCGGAGGGTTTTCGCTATTGTGTACCACATTTTAAAGAAATCTTAAGTGAAGATTAGAGTAGGAGAATTGGAAAATGACTGATAAATATATGACAGCAACTGAAGTACAAGTCAGGATGAAGGAATCACTCAAACGTTTTCCAACTCCTAATTTTAATGGTATAATAAATGATATTGCCAGGAGATTACGACGGATAGCTCTTCAAGATGCATTACAAGGTTCATCTCAAGATCGTTTGAATTATTGTTTCGGTAGAGCAACTGCAAAACCAATTACTGATTTAGCATGTTATGGTACAGCTGTGTATGATCCAAACAAGCTGAGTGAATTGGCTATCAGGTGGTTCATACGTCTAGAGCGTTTGGCTCGGGGAAAAACAAAATGTTAGAATTTACTCGTCGAAAGTTTATGTGTTTAACTCCAGTCTCAATTGGGGCAGTTGCTTTGGGAGCTGTGGTTCTGCCGGAGATCACTCCACCGAAACGTAAAGTTACTGAGGCGATGTTAATCGCTGGTCAAAAGGCTGCTAATCCTCCTTTAATATATGGGCCAAATACTTTCTCAGGTGGTGTTTCATACACCGACTTTGAAAAGATTGGTGATCAATTGTTCTCTAGGGGAGAACTAGAATAAACAATGGATCTGAGTATTAAGGTTGCAGAGATATTTAGACCTCTCCTGTCTCCGTCAAGATACAAAGGTGCACACGGCGGACGAGGGTCAGGTAAGAGCCATTTCTTTGCAGGAACTGCAGTCGCACTCTGTATACAATCTCCTGGGTCTCGCATCGTCTGTGCACGAGAGGTTCAGCGATCATTGAGAGACAGTGTAAAACTTCTCGTCGAGGACAAGATAAGAGAGTTGAGAATCATTTCAAGATCATGTACGATCATATCAGAACTCCAGGACAGGGTCTGATCGTCTTTCAGGGACTACAGGATCATACAGCAGAGAGTATTAAATCTTTAGAAGGATTTGACGCTGCATATTTAGAAGAGGCTCACACGATCACCAAGAGATCTCTTGAGCTACTTCGACCAACGATCCGGAAGCCTGGATCTCAGATATGGGCGTCTTGGAACCCAAGACTAGCGACTGATCCAATCGATACACTGTTGAGAGGAGAGTTCCCTCCTCCTAGCTCGATTGTCGTCAAGGCAGACTGGAGAGACAATCCCTGGTTCCCTGAGTCTTTAGAGGAGGAGCGATCCTACGACGAGATAGTCAATCCAGTGCGTTATGCTCATATTTGGGAGGGTGAGTACGAACCACAAGTCGTCGGTGCACTCTGGAACCGAGAGATGATCATAGCAGGGAGGGTGAATGCTCCTCCTCATCTCAAGAGAGTTGTGATTGGGGTTGACCCTCCTACATCGTCTGAGGAGGATGCAGATGAGTGTGGGATCATTGCTGTAGGTTTAGGTGATGACGGACATGGTTATGTTCTAGCTGATGAAAGTATTCAAGGTAAACCTGAAACTTGGGCGAGACGTGTTGTAGCTCTCCATGATATACTCGAAGCTAATACTGTTGTAGCAGAGGTGAATCAGGGTGGGGATATGGTTGAACATACGATTCACTCTGTTAGAAAGGCTGTTAGGGTCATTAAGGTTCGTGCGATTAAAGGTAAGGTTCTGAGAGCAGAACCTATCAGTGCTCTTTATTCATTAGGGAGAATTCATCACGTTGGATCCTTCCCCAAACTCGAAGGTCAGATGTGTCAGATTACCTCAGATGGATATCACGGTAATGGATCGCCGGATCGTGTTGATGCTATGGTATATGGATTAACTAATTTGTTTGGACCT